TCCAGGATTTGGGTTTTACCACCTTGGCTACATTCACTTGCTTGGAAACTTCCAAACAACCCTTACCGCCATCATGCGCAGCCTTGTTGACGCGGGCAGCTTCGCTAACATGCAGGGTGGTTTCAAGTCTAAAGCTCTGCGGGTGCTTGACGACGGCAGGGCTGTCGCTCCGGGTGAGTTCCGTGACGTTGAGTTCTACGGTCAAGACCTGTCCAAAGCCATCTTCCCGTTCAACTTCAAAGAGCCCAGCTCCACACTTTTCCAGCTTCTGCAGTTCCTTGAAGCACGCGGTCAGAAATTTGCGGATTCTGCTGAACAAGTTGTGGCCGACGCGGCTAACTACGGCCCCGTGGGCACAACCATGGCTCTTCTCGACGCGTCTACCAAGTTCTTTGCCACCATATTCAAACGCTTCCACTCCGCGCAGAAGCGCCAGCTGCAGATTATCGCTGAACTTAACTACGAAAACCTGCCGGATGACGACAGCGCTATCTCGTTTAACGTCCCGGGCGAAGAGATTGAGATCAGCCGCGCCGATTACGACGAACGAATTGACATTATCCCGGTATCGGACCCCAACATCAGCTCGTCTGCCCACCGTTTGACGCTTGCCAGCCAAAAGCTACAGGCTGCTCAGTCCGCCCCGCAGTTGCACGACATGCGAGAAGTCTACAAACAGTACTACATCGCTCTTGGAGACGAGCAGTACGACAAATATCTTCCCCAAAAGCAGGAGCCTGTTCCTCGCGAACCCATGGAAGACATCTTTACAGCTATGTCTGGCGCCCCCATCAAAGCGTTTCCGGATCAAGACCACGAGTCTCACATCGCGGTTAAGACGGCGTTCCTAAACGACCCGAGCGTAGCCACCAACCAGATGTTTGCTCCGCTTCTGCCCGCAATTCAGGCCAACATCCGTGAGCACACCGCCATGAGGTTTGCGGCCCAACTGCAGGCTGCCGGTGCCATGGGCATGAACGCAACGGAAGCCGCTAAACAGCTCACCGAGTTCAACCACTACAAAGCACAAAACCCGCTGGGCATGCAAGATCCGAAGCAGATTCTTGCTATGGCCGAGATGAAAAAACAAGAAAACGACGCTGCACGTCTCCTTCTTGAACAGGAAAAACAAGATGCTGCCGCTGCTATCGACGCTGCTAAGATCGAACTTGAAGTCCGTGCCCAAGAAATTGACATGGTCAAGCACAGCCTTAAACTGGAGTCCGACGAAGAGCTTGCCCGTATTAACAATGCTGTTAAACTTGCGCAAGCCACCATCCAAGCTAAAGCCGCGAAAGAGAAGCCGGGTTTAACATCCGATAAAAAATGAGCCATACTAGATATATGGATGATTTCGTAGGTTCTAACTTTTACAGCAAGTCGATCGACAACATCAAGGCGGCAGCGAAACAAAAAGCGCTGATTATCGCTCACGGTGGGATCGACACCCTCTCTGACTACAAGCACGAGTGTGGGATTATTAAAGGTCTGGACCTTGCTATGTCCATCCTTGAAGACACGTTCAAACAGCTTGCAGCCCAGGAGAGAAACAACCCGTGAGTTCCGCAGGAAGCTTTTTTGGCGTTATGGACGCCTCCCGTACAGACGAAACCGTAACAGACGAAACCGTGCCGGACCCCACCCCACTTCCGGGCGTGTGCGGAGACTACATTCTTGTTCGCCCGGTTAAACCGCGTGCAGAAAAGATCGGCTCGATTTACACGCCGGACGATCTGCAGGACGACGTGAAATACCTTCACAACGTTGGCCGTGTCCTCGCTATCGGCCCCCGTGCGTACAAACTCAAAGACGGTTCCACAATTGACTGGGCTCCCGGCGGCGTAAACGTTGGCGACCACATTCAATGGGAGCGTTTTGTTGGTAAGCGCCTTCGTTACAAAGGTGTTGACCTTGTTCTACTGAAAGACGTTGCTGTCCAGCTTAAAGTAGAAAACCCCGAAGACTTGGACAGCTTGACTAGCATCGAAGCCTAACACGCAGAACTCCTGCGCGCTACACCACAAGAAAGGACGACTACAGATGACTACTATGGATGACGACAAAAAGATGGACGAAGGTTGGGTCACGATTGACCTGACTGAGCTGGACGACGCAGAACCGGAAGCAGACGACGAAACTGAAAAAGCCAAAACGGCCGATGATGAAGATGTTGAAGATAGGGCGGAAGCCCCCCGTAAATCTCGCGCACAGGAACGTATTCGCAACTTGGTTGCCGAACGTAAGAAGGTCGAAGAAGAAGCCGGCAAGACTATCGCGCAGCTGAAAGCGGAGCTGGAAGAGCTGAAAACCCGCGAAGCTCAAACCAAAAAGACGTCGTTTGAATCTCAAAAAACTCTCATCGACAACCAAATCTCCCTTACCAAGGACGCGCTGCGTAAAGCGCTGGAAGAGGGCGATAACGACCGTATTCTGGAGCTGCACGACAAGCTGGCGGACCTGAAGGTTGACAAACGTATTGCAGAAGCGCAAAGCTCCAAGACTGTTGTCCCCCGAAAGACGGAAAAGCAGGAAACTCAGAAGGCCGTTGCTAAGCCGGCTGACATTCCTGAAGAAATGGCTGCGTTCTTGGACGACAATCCGTGGGTGCTCGCTCCGCAATCCCGGGAAGAGCGCCGCAAGGTTTTTGCTCTGCGTGAAATTTCTAACGCGCTTATCAAAGAAGGTTACGCAGAAGACGAACCGGATTTCTACGACGAGCTCGAAGCCCGTTTGGAAAAGCAATTTGGCTCAGACGAATCCGATGATGTAGACTACACTAATAAGCAGGACAAGAAAGCCGACCGGGCTTCGTCTTCGAAAGACGTAAAACAACGTAGAACTTCTCCGGTAGGGTCCAGCAAATCGCCTCCGCCAGCATCTAGACGCGGACAAGTGCGTTTGTCTCCCGAAGAACGAGCCACCGCACATAAACTCAACCTCACTGAACAGCAATACGCTCTCCGCAAAAAGCAAATTGAAGACGCGGGTGACGGTGGCTGGGTTACGTTGGGCTAAACCACATCTAGAAAAAACTGTAAACGGAGATAGAGAGAATACACATGGATAACATTTTTGAAGACGACGACGCTGCCGATAAGTTTGACGCTATGGACCGCCGCAAGATGGACATGGACAACAGCTATGCCCCGCCGTCGCAACTGAAAGTAGACCCCCAAATTAAAGACCGATTCCGGGAAGCCGGCTTCTATCTTAAATGGGTTCGTTTCCGTGCTGGTGAAGGTGGCATCGACAGTAAGAACCTGCGTCGCCGCATGCACCCGTCCGAAGGCTACACGTTTGTAAGCCCCAAGGAAATGGACGCGATGGACCTGATTTCGGTTGGCGACGTTGAAAGTTACGGTGGCAGCGAGATCATCACGTCGGGGGATTTAGTCCTCATGAAAGTCCGGATTGAGAAAGCGGAAGCTCGCCGGGCATACTACCAAGGCCGTACTCGCGAGCAATCGCAAGCTATCAGCCAACGTCTCCGCGAGAACAACGTACAAAACGGCACGCGCTCCGTCGTTCGTACAGGTAAAAACGCGCATTTTAGCAGCTAGGTAAACAGGGAGAAAACTAGAGATGGCTTTGAAAATTAAAAAGGGTCTAACCCCGTGGAACACGATTGGCAGCGACTATACGGGCATCCGTAAACGCGCTCTGATTAAGAACGGTTACAATACCGCCCTCGGCGAAGGCGATCCGATCAAAGTGTCGAACGGCTACATTAAAGTCGCGGCTAACAGCTCGGCAGGTGTAACTGGCGTGTTCGCTGGTTGCAAATATATCGACAGCGCCACCAAGCAGCCGGTTGAATCTGGCTACTGGACGGCTTCCACGTCGTCTGGCGGTCGCCTCGAAGGCCAAGTACACGCAATCGGTTACTACCACGACGCCCGCGAGTACACCTTTATCGCGCTGGCCGACGGTTCGGTTTCCGCGACGGCTATCGGTGCCACCTACCGCGTGTCGGTTGGTACTCCGGACAGCCTTCTGAAACGCTCTGCCGCTGTGGTTCACACGTGCGCAAACGCATCTGCCGACCAGTACATGGTTCGCATCATCGGCTTCCCGCTTGTTCCGGGTAACGCTGCCGATACGGCTATCACTGCGGTCGAAGTTGAGATCGTTAGCCCGCGTTTGGTCCAAGGCTAATCTGAATACGTAACTTAGGGAGATAAACTACTATGGCTATTTCACGGGCACAACTAACCAAGCAGCTGATTCCGGGGCTGCACGAGATCATCGGTCTCAACTATAAGATGCGTAACGACGAACACAAAGTGATCTTCGATACCATCAAATCCAGCCGCAGCTTCGAAGAAGAAGTTCTGATGACCGGCTTCGGTGAAGCTCCGATTAAGTCGGAAGGCACCGGGGTTGCGTATGACGACGCTCAAGAAGCCTGGACGCAGCGCTACGTGCACGACACCGTCGCCCTGGCATTTTCCATCACGGAAGAAGCCATGGAAGACGAACTGTACGACACGTACTCTCGCATCCGTGCAGAAGCTCTGGGCCGCGCTCT